GTAGTTGTTCCCATAGGAACCTCCTGCACGATTCATCCACGTTGTCTGTGCAGCGTCCGCTAGGCCGGTCAACGTGGACAGGGATGCCTAGAAAAAAGAGCGGGGTGTTACCCCCGCCCTTCAACAACTTAGGTCGGGAGCGATCCGAAGATCGAGCGCCAGTTGTAATAGCCGAAGCTATAACGCTCGTAGCCCTTGACCAGCAGATTGTCAGTAACGAAGTCTACCTGCATATCTGTTTCGAACTTGACGCGCTCCATGTACGACAAACCGTCGATGTTTGTCAGGAGGAACCAAGCCGTAGCAGAGGTCAGGAAGTCGTTGACCATGTAACCCTCTGGCAATCCGCCAGCCGTCATCATGATCGCGTTGACGTCATTGTCTGCTGTACCGGGACGCAGTTCCGTCTTCGTAAGGCGGATTGCGACAGGCTCAAGCTGCGGCGGAACAATGAGCTTGCGACCGCGCGCAAACACCTTGAGGCCAGCTTGATCCTTGAAGTTGGTACGGATGGCGATCATCGCGTTGAGAAGCGTCGACTCATTGAGGTCAACGTCCACAGCCGGACGGTTCGCAACCGTGCCACCATCAATCGGGTGAGCAGTGTTGACAAGCGACACGCCGTCACCACCAACCGACGCATTGTAGGTCGTGGAGGTGTTCAGCACGTTCGCGCCATAGATTTCCTTCGTCTGCTGGAAGGACTCGATAAGGCCGAGATTCGACGGAGCGAACTGGGTCTTATAGAGGTTGTCATCGATGGCCTTGCGAGTGATGGCATAGCCGAGAGCAATTTCAGTATGCTCTTGGTTATAGACATAACGCTCGCCAGCGTTGTTATCGAACGCCGTCTGGCCGCCTTCGGTCTTCAACTGAGCAAGACCCAAGAAACGCATTTCTGCGGTGCGCTCAAGCGCCATCTTGGAATCGTGCTTTGTGAAGATCTTGTCGTACTGCGACGGGATCTGTTCGTACTTGCCTTCAACTCCACGAAGTCCGGGAAGGAGAAGGTCTTTGATGGCAGAAAGATTAACAGCCATTGGTCCTTACTCCTCTTAGATGCCAGTGGCGTTCTTGGTCGTCACGTTGTTGAACGCGACGATGACGCGATTGTAAGCGCCAGCTTCGGTTCCAGCAGAACCCGGAGGGTCCACAACGAGGCCAAGAACACGGAAGGGAAGGGTGGTCGTGCCAGCAGCGGCAGTCGTCACATCGACGAAAGCGCCCGACAGGCCGCTCGTGGCATTGCCCGTGCCAATGTCATAGCCGATGAGCAGATTGACAGTGGACTGGGTAGCGCCGGTTGCACCCGTCTGAACGACGAACTTAGCGTTCGGGTCGTTGATGATGTAGCCCTCAACCACGCTGGTCGAAGCAACATCAGAGCCGGGCCAATAGTTGGACCAAACGGTGCGCTTCTGCGAAACCGAGAGGTATTTGCAGCCAACGAAAATGCCAGCGATACCGGCAGCGGCAGTCGTGCCGTCACCGCGAATCACAAGACCATTTGCGTCGGGTTCTACAGGGTCGCCAAAATAAATGGCGGAAGCATTGTAAGCGATCTGGACCGGAACCTGTTCGTAGGTCGGAGCCGAGCCCGTGCCGCTGTATTGGCTGAAACCGAAAGGCGTATTGCTGTTCGCCATGACGGTGCCTCCTTTTTACAGGAAATCCCATCATCGCACACTGGGGCGACTAAGAGACTAGGATAATGAAACCCCTACACCGGGAGGGGCGGGTCTGTGACAGACCGTATGCCAAAATTACATGGCAATGCCATAAATGTAAAGGGCCGCCCGAAGGCGACCCCTTTTGTGACAATTTGTCAGTGACAAATCAGTCTTTTGGCACATCAATCGGGGAGTAACCCTTCTTAATGGACGGCCTGACACGAGGGTCATCACGCTCAAACTGCCCGTCAGGAGCCGCATTAAGCTGGGCCTCTTTGGCCTTAACCTGATTGCGAGCCTTACGAAGCTCAATTGAGCGGGCTTCTTCCGTAATGACCGCAGGGCGCTGCATGAGGACCATGCCCTTACGCTCAATATTCGGGTGGTTACCCATGCCCGGCATCATTTCAGGGTGACGAGCGGTTGCAACAGGCTCCCAGCCCATACGAGCCAGATGAACCTGATAAGCGGGGTCTTCCTGTCCAAGCACCGTCTTGCGCTTCCACTCGTAAGTCCAGCCGTCCGGCGCGGGAGGGGCCGCAAACTCGTCGGTCCCCTCGTCCATTGTGCCAAGATGACCACGAATTTCAGCCGCACGACGAGCCGCAGCAGCGCGGGGGTCTTCATCCCGCATAGACGGGCGCATCGGAGGCCGTTCAACAGGAGCCGCGATCTCGACAGGTGTCATGACAACACCATCGTCTGCCAAATCCTCAACCTTTTGGCTGGGAACGATGGTGCGAGGCGGACGACCGCGACGAGGACGAGCATTTGTAGCATTATCAACCATTTATACCTCCATTAGTGCGAGCGACCCTGCTCTTTCATCTTGTTGCGGTAATACTCCTGCGGGCTGATCCCGCTGATTTTGGCAGCTTCAACCTCCGCTGCGGTCAACTGGACCACACCGGGACGGTTATTACTGCCAACAGGAGCGCGGCTTACTGGCGCGGAAGGAGGCGAAGAACGCCGCTGCGAGCCCTGAGACGCAGATGACATGACATCATCATCAGAATCATAGCTCTTGGACTGCCGCTTTTCGCCAACGCCAAGACGGCCTTCCACAAAGCGGAAATACTCATCGCTTTCAGGAACAATGCCATGATCAATGGCGTCTTCATGAGCCCGTGCCATGATGCGGATGGACCGAGTATCCGGCAAAGCATCACGGTTCTGCTTAAGCCATTCGGCTGAACGCGGCGTGACACGATTGATGAGATCATCAACGGTCAATTCGCTGGGGCGAGGAGGCTGAACCGGCTGGACCGGCTGCCTCTGGTTCTTCATCTCATGAAAACCACGCTCAAGATCGTTGAGCTTGGCAATATTGGAGGCCATAACCTCCTGATACTCAGCGGCTTTGTCAAAATCACCGCTTTCAAGAGAGTTTCTGAGGCTGGCCTTCAGGATTTCCTGATCGCGCTTCAAACCCTCAATCGCACCACCAACGAGATGCAGATTGCTGTCGCTGGCCTCGTAATAAGCAGCTTGAGCCATTTTCTGGGCTTCTGCGGCCTGACGTTCGGCTTCCTGACGGGCAGAACGCTCTTTCTCCAGCTTCTTATTCAGCCGATCCAGAGCCTTCTCAAGGTCTTTCGGGGCTTCTTCTTTCTTTGCTGCCTCAACGGCTTCATCGATAATCTCAACAACAGGTTCAGAATTATCGTTTTTAGCATCAACCTTTGGCATGTCGCCAAGATCGATTTCAATTTGTTCTTCAGTTCCTGACATTAGTTAGCTCCTTACCAAATGTGGTCTGGGATCGGATAGCGGCCCTTAATATTGACATCCTCAACGAGGCGGCAAAGGACACCCCTCACTGTGATGCTCCAGCCATCAGACGGACGCAAAATCAGCCAATCATTTTCTTTGATTTTGACGCCCTTGAACCACTCGCCAGTGGGGTCTTCACAAGCTGAAGGACCAAGTTTGACAACAAGGCCCATCTTTGACTGAAAGCGGTCCTCGTCGCGATTTTTGTCAGGCACATAAATGCCAGACTTTGTTTTTTCCGGGCGCAGATAGACCGCGCACAGAATTTGATTGTTGAAGATTTCCAGATTTGACAGGTCACCCAACTCTTTTCTGAGCTGTTCTGCCGGATCAACGTCATGTTGCATAATCATAGGCGGCATGATTATCCCCTTTCCGCGCCATTAACGATGCTTTCCGCATCCTCACAAAGCTCCATTGCTTTGCGAAGTCCTTCGATGACTCCTATGTGGTGGCGATACTTCGCAAAGTCATCAATAGCCGTGAAATTATCTGTCACGATGTTTCTAAGTCGCTCTATTTCTTGAGCAATTAGCTTTTTGAGTTCGTACTTATAGTACGCCTGTCCTGTCACTGCTGTCATATCCGCCCCCTATTGCGGCCCCTTTAGATATGGTTGGGAGGGAGCGTAAAGGGGGACGCTCCCTCCCGATCCGCAGGGTCTCGCTAGAAACCCTCCTGCGAATCATCTCTTGTGAGCTTGGATTTCTGTCTTTTCCAGACGACCCAATCCCGAGCCAGCACCGGCGTCCATGTCTTTGTAAGAGCGGTAGGTCTTGCCACCGGCCTTACGACCCATGCGAGCCTTTGCAATGTCAGTCTTCTGAAGACGACCCTCGCCAGAGCCTGCGCCTGCTGTCATGTCCTTATAGGACTTGGCAACTTTTGTCAGGCGACCGCCCGACTTGCGTGGCACGGGAGGACCGCCAGCCGGAGCCTGTGGCATTGGCATCGGCATTGGCATGGCAGCAGGCGGCATCGGAGCGCCACCCTGCGGCGGCGGAACCGGCACAGGAAGACCACCCGGAGGACGAGTTGGGCCGCCCATCGGGCCAGCCGGACCCATCATCTCAGCGCCACCCGCAGGCTTTCCAGCCGCAATGACGATGTTGATGTTGGTCTTGCCCTTCTTAGCCTTGCCGCCGGTAGCGCGAGCTTCACGACCGCCGGGAACTACGCCGGGAATCTTACCGGGATAGCTGGGGCCAGAGAACACACCGCCACCTTCTTTGCGAGCGGTGCGACCACCACTCTTCTTCTCGTCCTTTTTGTCCATAGCGCCGATAGCCATTGGGATCAGGCCGCCCAACATGCCGCCGATGTTTTTGCCCTTGCGGGCTCCGGGTTTTACCATCTTCTTAATGAGGGCGATGTCCATCTTTTCGTCGGTGTGAGCCTTGCCGCCCTTTTTCATGCCCGGAATTACGGGATCGCCCTGAAACTTCATCAGGCCGCCGCCGTCCATTTTGTGAGCCTTGCCACCGTGC